TCTTCCTCCCGTTCGCAGCCTATGTCAAAGGCACCGGCAGTCGCTCCCACTTCGGCTGTCGGTGCCGCCTCCCCAAACATCGAAAAAGAATTGCAGCAATGCAATAGCGTGCGTGATGTCAACGCACTGTATACCAGTCTGGTGCGTGCGCGTGACGTAACGCCAGATGAAATCGAAAAAATGCGTATTAGAAAAGAGGAATTAAAATGAGCGATTATGATGATACAAATCGGGGCGCGATCTTTAAAAACGACAAAACATCTGACAATCAGCCAGACTATACCGGCAAGATCAATGTCGATGGTGTCGAAAAGCGCATTGCATTGTGGATACGCGAAAGCGCAAAAGGCACTAAATATATGTCAGCCGCTATCAGCGATCCACAGCCGCCGCAAAACCAGCCCCAGGGTCAGCCGGTAACATTGGCTCAGGCTGTTGATGATGCCATCCCGTTCTAAAAAAACATCACGCCGGATGCCGCGCCTTGAGCGTTGCATCTGGTGTGAAAAAGATGTGGATTTAAACGGCCACGACTATGTGTGTGACGGTAGCGCAAACGTGCTACACGTTGACTGCTTTAACGACAGGTTAGGGATTATAAATGCAAATCGACAAAAACATACCGCTGCCACCTAAACGGCACGCGATCAGATCAAAAGCCGTGGCTTTTGTTGATACGATGGAAGCGGGTGATAGCGTGCTTTTTGATGATGTTTTGGATGCCAACAGACTGCGTGACGCGCTGCGTTATCGCGGCATCAAAACGTCAATGCGTAAAGGTGACGATGGGGTGCGGGTATGGCGTTTATCTTGAAAGTGCCGACCAAAGATGAAATCAAAGCTGCTTTGGAAATACCAAAAGCAACCCCGCCGCTTGACCGGCTTGGTCGGCGCAATACAGCAACCACGCCAAAAGCGTTGCTGATCGAACGTGTAAAAAGAGAGCAGTCTTAACTGCTCTTTTTCTTGTTTTGGAAACTTTCCAACGCACCCGCACCAAAGTAAAAACCCAGAATGATCATCATCGCATAGTTGATGCTAAACTGTTCCATCACTTTCGTGACCGCATCTGGATCGCCTCTACCCACGATTGTCATCGTTAGCACAATGATGTAACTGGCCAGAAATGTGAAACCAAACATCAAAGCCAGATAGCGTTGTGCCAGCTTAAATGGCGCATAGGCATTCATCAGATCGATGCGTGCTTTGCTCTTCGCGGCAATCTCTTCTTCGGTGCTGGTGTGCATATCATCGATCAGCTTCATACCCTGCTTTACGACATCGCCAGACCCCAAGATTTTACCCAATACTGCAAGCATCTTAATAACTCCAAACATTCGGGCGCGGTGCGCCGCCAAACGTGTCTAAATGCAAAAACCTTGCACTGCCTTTTTGCGCCACCCCGATGCCGGTGAAACCCATCTGAAACGCCAGCCGCATCAGTTCGTGCGCCTGTTGCCCATTGCACGCTATATCGACCGCACAGCCCCGCGTATGCACTGACAGTTTACCTGTCGGCTTGCTGGCTTCGATGCTGTGCTTTGGGCTGCGATAGCCGCTGGTGACGGTCATTGGCTGACCATACACATCGCGCAGTTCTTGCAGCTTTGTCATAAACGATGCCGACATATTGCATTCGCCGGTTTCACTGCACGAAAATTCTTCTTTGCTGAAATTAGGATATTTTTCCCAGTCCATTCATCTGCCTCATTTCCATAATGACATCAACCGCGTGATGCCAGCTATCAGCTTCGTTTTCAGCCGTAAACCGTGTCGGTGACACCCGTTTGGTTTTGTGCCGTAACAACGATGTGACGGGCATAAACAGGCAACGTCTTGATTGGGGCTGAACCAGAGCGACAATATCATAATCCTCAATCGTTGGGCTGCGTTTGTTGCCGCCGTGACCAAGTTGGAAATGGCAAGACGGGCTTCGACGCCTAGTAGGTAAACACGGGTTTGATGCTTTAACTTGAATGCGTAAAATCGTTTCATCTTGAAAAGCCACCAAATCAATTGCGGTTTGCTGTGCCATTGCAACGCGCCAATCTAACGCCAAGATCGCAGCAGCGGCAATATGCTCACCAATTAGCCCAAGTGTCACAGACAACTAAATCGCCATCATCAGCCAAACAACACCGCCAAGTGTCAGTGCAATAAGCCCTGCAATCAACCCCCAAACAATCAAATTATCAATAAACTCTTGTCGCGCGATTTCCTCTTCTTTTTTGCGTTTTCTGATTTCGCCTTGCAGCCGGATGATCTGCTGCCAAGCGTTCATCCCGTAATGCCCGATGACGAAATTTCGCAATTCGTTTTCCATCTGTTCGGCTTTTTTTAACGCAGCAAAACTTTCGAGAGCTTCCTCTTCAACAGAACCAAAGCGGCGCGATTTAGCTATGCCGTGTGATGTTTTGATGTTTTGTATGGCACCCATCCAGCGACCAAGATCGCCAGACATACTTTCGATCTGTTTACCGGCTGCAATGCCTTTTTTTAGCAGATTAAAACTGGTCGTGGCGGCTGCTAATAATGTGACGGGATCCATTTTGCCACCTCAATGTGTTAGTTACTCCCGCACTAAGTATATAACCCAGATCAGCATAAACGTCTGGATCAGATCGATCATAGGTATCTGTATCATTTTCGTTGCCTCATTCGCCATAACCGCCAGAACACCAGCACCATTGCACCAAAAGCTGCGGTCATACCAAACCAGCTTTCAAGCGCGTCAACCCACATTGGCGCGGTTAAGCCGGTGACTACTGTCGCAACATCAATTTGGGTTTCGTTGTCCATTAAATTTCATCCGGCCAGTCGTTGATCGGGGCATTGCCAGTCGGGTCGCCATTTGCATCAACTGGCACGTCATACAATGCCATAAATGCTGCGAGGTCACTAGCGTTTGTAATCGCTGTTTCGATTGTGTTGCTGGCTGTGCGAACCGCTGCACGATATGTCAGCGTCGCGCTTGGCACGTTATAGCTGGACACTTCTGCCGCTTTAACGACCATCCAATCACTGACAGCCAGCTTTGCACCCGCCTCAACTTTTACCTGTTCTATGGCAAGCGTCTTTAAACCCTTGGTAACAAGCTGGTTGCCATCTAAATCTAAAATAGCATCGCCATTGTCATCGACCTCATTAACGTCCGTTAGGCTGCGTGGGATTAACGTGCCATCAGACTGTCTGCCCCAATAGAGCCTGTTGTCATACGGTGCCTCACTAGCTGGTGCATCTTCCCACACCAGCCCAGCAGCCGCCTTTTCTGCGTCTGTCCACCGCATCCACTGTGCAGGGTGCCTTATCGAGTTGTCATCTGTCCACGCTTTACCAGCGCGGATAGTGCGATTGTTGTATTTCCAAGGCATTTCTATCTCCTATCGTGCGTTGGCGTATTTGAAACTTGACCCAAATGCGAGGTATATGTAGTCATCAGTGCCACCGTTTGCGCTACTGCCGTTGCCCCGCAACTTAAAGCCATTACTTAAAAAATCAGCAAAAAAATCAGCGCTAGATGTAGATGTTCTGGTTGAAAGACTTTCGTTCGGCTCTAATACTTCATTCATTGGATTAAATGTATTACGCTTTGTGTCTAAAATTTGCCAATCGGTTGAAGAAGCCAAACGCTTTATCATAACCCAAGACGGCCTAAACCCTGTCCAGACAAACGTTCCATCTGTGGAATTATTTGAGCGATATGAGCCGACACGACTGAATCCATCAACGCTGTGAAAACAGTACGCCACATAGTTATTGCCCGTTACATTCAGCCCTGATGTGTAATTTGTTCCAAATGTTGTGTCAGTAAATAGCGAAGCCATATCGCCGTTGCCAGATTTGTTGCTTTCATCGGCATTAGTGTCTAATCGCAAAATATGGTTGTCAGTTGATAAATCATCGTGCCATACAGCCCAGTTGCCGCTTTCACCACCAGTTACACTCCGTGCTTTGCCAATCACCATTTCCGGCCTAGAAGATAGGCCGTGTCCAACTGATGCTGTACCAACGCCGCTTAATGTTCCGCTATATGTCACAATACTAAATCCTGCATCGGGCGCAGCCGATACTTGTGAATTAATCGCGCCGACCTCATTCAAAACTGAAGTGCCGCCAGCTTTCCACGACCAAGCTACAAAACTGCCACCATCTGCATTTGTCCCATTCAAAGTCGTGCCGTCAACCGTAAACCCGTCGCTGTCAAAACTTACTAATGCGCTTGCACTTTCCGCCGTTGCACCGTGCGACTGCAATCGAACAGATGCGCCGCGCACCGAATCCATTAATTGATGGCCGCGTGTCACTTCACGCTGTTTTATCCAAAGAAAATCCGGCTGATGACCAGTCCCCGTTATAGCATTTGATGCTGTCCCATCACCAGTATAAAGCACCGCACTAAAGTAATCGTCAGCCTGTCCCGCAGCGCTGTTCGGGCCGATGACTGGTTCGCTTAACGATGAAGCACACAAACAAACGTGGTCTGTTGGCACAGCGTATTCAAAAGTACCAATTCCATTAGCATCGCTTTCTGCGCTGGCTACGTTGGTGCTATCTTGCCCAAAGTTTACGAATAAATTGTTTGCACTTGCATTGCCAGTTACCACCAAAAACAAATCTTCATCATCAGGATTTGTGACTGTACCTATCGGGTCTGTTCCAGTAGAGGGGTCAGCCCCTGCGCCGCCAGTTGTAAACCAAGTGCCGTTTCGACTAAACCACACCTCACCAGTAGAACCATCAACCGCAATTCCTATAATATCTCCAGCGGAAGATGAACCCTGACTGTGTGGTGTTGATGTACCGTTAATTTTAAATTCAGTGTGATATAAAGTAATACTGCCGGTGCCGCCAATATTACTACTTGTCGGTGTAGAACTAGCAGTGCCTATACCAACCGCATAATATGCGCCACCTATCGCAGTTTCTTCCAATTCTATGTAAATTTTTTTATCTTTTGGTATAGCGAACGTAGACTTAGACCCCCAATAACTCGATGACCAACCGCCAGAATCAAATTTTAGATTACCCTCAGCATAACTAGGAGACTGATTGTTGTATGCTAAAGGATTATATGTAGCAAAATTATTGGTGGGGCTGTCACTGACGACATCGCTGGCGGCTAGGTTGGTTGCAGTAAAATCATTGGTGTTGCCGCTTTCATCGTCACCGATTGCTGCGCTGTCATCAAACGGCAGATAGAAACCGTTAGTGCCGTATGCGCCATCGGCTGTGTCGTATGCTTTCGGCACCCACACACCGTTGATAGTCTCGCCAAAGCTGGTGGCGTCTAGGGCAGTGCCGTCAATGAAGTGAAATTCAGCAAGATAGCCGTCCCACATTCTATTTGTGTTGCCCCCATACTTTCCAATCAAGTGGTCATTACCATTTTTATTTATGGTAGTATCATTGTCTTTAGTCGGGTAGCTGGAAAGTGAGAAGGATGTCTCCTGTTGCCCGTTAATATAAATTTTGACTCTATCAGTATCAGTGACTTGGGTTGTATCGACTGCAACAACAATGTGATAAAATGATGCAACATCACGAAAAAGGCGGTTCGTTCTAAACGTTCTGCTAGAACCATCATTTATTGCAACACTGAGAAAATCCGTCCCTGATAAAGATATGTTGCTTGTACTGCTGCTTTTGCCATCAGCATACAAATATCTATAATCGTCTGATGCTGTGCCAGTGCCTAAACTAGAAATCTTAAACCAAAAACTGATAGTGTAAGTTTTTCTGTTACCATCTTGAGTAAGGTCACGTTTTAAATAAGCGTTATCGTCCTCATTAAAACGCAGAGACTGGTCAATGCTGTATGGGTAAAACCCAGCCGCCCCACTTGAATACATCCATTGGCTTGAACCAAATGCACCCGACATATAAACCCCCTATGCAAACGCCAGTTGCGGCGCACCAAGCAAAATGCTGTTATCCGCTTTAATAATATACGGCACAACATCATATGCGCTGTTTGTTTCTGATACTGTAATGCCAGCCGCGCCAGCCGTTTCATAATCAGTATGCAACGAAATTGTGCCAGCCGCCCCACTACTAGGCTGAATAAATATTATAAAGCCAGTTTGTCCAATGTTGCCAGCTTCGGTTGACGGTTGTGCTAATGTGTTCGCGCCAGATGATAGCGTCACAAAAAAGTTTTGATAGCGGTCAAAATCCAACGTCAAACCACTACTTGTGTTCGTTGATGCAATGGCAACGCCATCAATACGCACATCAGCGGCGTCATTTGTCTGATCAAACGTAAATAGTGTGATCCACGCATCGTCATCGCCGTTGCGTATCTTTAAAATGTCATTCGTGGTGTCATACCATAACTGATATGCAAACGTGGTTGATGGTGCGCTTGTGCCGCTTGACAGTGATGCCGCCGCTGACAGTGCGTTGTTTAGATCCGCGCGGAATGCCGGAAAACCTTGGTTTGCTATGTCAAAATCGTGCTGTGCCATTTAATAACCCCTTGCCACATAGTCAAAAGTGCGATCAACAGCCGTGTCGCTGCTGTCATAGAACGTAATCGTAAAACCAGTGGCCGATTTGCTAGTTATAGCATAATAATCGCCGCTTTGTAAGTTCCCTGCCGCAATGCCGACACCTTTCAAAACTTTGAATGGCGGCACAAATGTAATGACCTTTGCACCCGCACCGGATGCAATATCGTTATCTGCTGACACTAGGTCTGGCATATCAACCGTGACCGACAGTTGTGACACTGCTGGTGTTGATGCGGGATTGGTCGTGCTTAATACTGCCCTAAATCTAAACGCACGCGCTTTATATGTGCCAGACACAAACCGCTGATATGATGACCAAGTGGGCGTGCCAGCCGGGTCGCCTTCAGTTGTTGACACTTGCAGTTCAACATTGGTGTCGCCGAATGTTAGCGGGTCGCCATCAAAAAAACCAACACGGTCGTCAAAATTACCGATTGCTGTGTCAAACAAATCGTCAAAATCGATGCGTGATGTGATGACGCGGCTGGTCACGCGGCTTGTGTAAACCGCCGTTAAATCAATCACGTTGTCAAATTCATATGTGCCGGTCTGTTGTTGGTCGATGCCAGTGCCGCCGCCATCAAAAAAGCCAGTAGCGTCATCAAATAAGCCTGTTGCGCTGTCAAAATTGGCATCTGTGTTTAACACTAATTGATTATCTGTGACCGCACAATTTGTTTTTGTCCCTGCAAATGCGGTATGCTGGTCTAATGTTTCAATAACATTATATTGCCCAATGTCATCGACCCGCGCACCCTGCTGTGCCGCGTTGACACTGCGGTTGCCAAATTTATCGACCGCCTTAATGAAATATGTGCCAGTGACCGCTGGCACCGTTACCGTATTAGCCGGTCGCGCGACCTTTTCAGCCATTATCGTTGTGTTTGGATATGACGGGCTAGTTGTTTCTGGCGTATGTCTGATGACATAGTGCGACAGATCTGCGTCTGTTACTGGCGTCCAGCTTAATTGTGCATTTTCACCAACTATATTAACGCTGAAATTTGTGACATCAGATGGGTATGCTGTTTTGCCGGTAACAGTATGTTGCACATCGACAAAAGGCGATCTGGCGTTTGCACCATATGACCGCACGCGGATGTCATATATCACATCTGTGATGACATTTGGTATCGTGAAAAACCCACTATCAGAATATCCAAGCGTTATGTAATCAGCATCAGTGCTTCGCTTGTATTCTGCATAAAATTGAATGACCTGCGGGTTTGTGCTACTAGCTGACACCTCAATGGTTGCCACAGGCTGTTGATTAACTGTGACAACACCCTCATCTGTCAAGACGGTTGGTGATGTTAGCGTGAACGGGTCTGGCAGTGTTGTGTTGTCCTGTTGAAACGCTTTTTCATCTGCGTTCCAATCATATACCGCGCTGTTTGTTTCACGCAGTGAAAGCGCAACGCTCAGTGATGGATTTCCACCATCATCCGCTGACGTGACAAGCGACCATTCTGCAACTTCAAAAACCTTGCTTGTGAAACCCAAACGGCTGTTTGTGATATAAACATTATCGCCAACCTGCAAATCAAACGCTTTCATACCAAAATTGCCTTGCAGCATAATCTGTTGCCGATTGCGATATAGTGCGATTTTGGCCAGACGCTGCGCCATTGGCGATGATGTGGTATATGGCATATCGTAATCTAAAAAACGCCGCGTGCCGCCATCTTCAGTTTCAAACGTGCTGCTCGTCAGTGCCGGATAATCTGTGATGACATAGTTGGTTTCTGGCGGCGCAAATATGCCTTTGATGGCATTATAGTTGTCACGTTTTGATTGTTTTGTTTGCAACGTGATCGGGCTGACAAGATCGTTTTCATCAAGCGTCATAGTTGGGGTGCTATATTCTGCAACTTTGATCGAAAACTTGCCATTGCTATACGACAACAAACCGCCACAGCTTGTGATCATTTCTTCCAAAATACGTTTTGGCGCGTTTTCAGTTGTGAACGTGCCGTGTATTTCATAGCGGTTTTGTGTACCGCCGCCAGATACTGTCGCATCAAGCGCAACATCTTCATCACAAGCATTAGCAGCAGCATTGAAAGCTGTGTCATTGATTTCTGTCGAATCTGCCGCAAAGCCATATTTCGTGTTTGTCAAATAGTCGCGTATTGCAAGCGCAGGGTTTGCACTGAACGCGGTTGTCGCTGTGCGTGGATCATACAGCTTTTTGCCGCGCACTAATGCGCTGAAATTAGGCAAGCCAGACGGGAAAGCATCACGGTCGTATTCCAGCCGCACATACATATATGCAATGCCGCTTAGTTTGTGGTCACTTGTCCAATCGCCACCGCTTTCAGATATAAGATTGGCATTTGCAGCTTGTGCATCTGTGCCAAGTGCGGTTTCGACCCGTATCAAACCAGCGTATTGATCCGGCGCAGTGCATAAACCATCGCCATCAAGTGTTAATTCTAAATCATTGCAAAATATTTTCTGGTAGCTATCCAATTCGTGCGCCGCCAACAAAATGACCATATGCAAAAATTTATTGTCATCTGTTGATTGCACATAACCAAGCACGCCAGATACCCGCGTTTTGCCATAAACGAAACGCCGTGGCACTGTCGGCTGCTTGATCATCTGCGCGCGGTTCGCGCCTTCGGTCGCAAAACTGCTATAATCTGGCAAATCTGGCCGATTTCGCGCGGCCATCGCATAACTGGCACTCGACAATGCAATGGTCGTTGCAGCCATCGCCCAATTGCCGAAAAAAGCATAGGTTCCGGCAACGATCAGAGTAACCGGATCTTTTATGGCTTCCTTAAAGCCACCAAAAAAATCGCTAACCCAACTCATACTAGCCGCCCCAAACTATTTCTTTGTCTTGTAAATCGGCAATATATTCTAAACCCTTGTCAGTCGGAAAATCAATTTTTTGATCTTCGCTAGTGTATCGGCGCACCCGTGGCACATCCAGATCGATCAACCGGCTTTCACCGTTGATCGTTATCTGTGCGCTGTCGCCGCTTTCAGATATGTTCATCACATCCATCTGGCCGCGAAACGCAACATACGGGGTGTCTATTATTGCGCCAGATGCGTTCAACGTGCCAAAATAAACCGTCATCGTGCGGCCTTGATAGTTTTGGTTCAAAGCCGGTGAGATAATTGATGATGGCAGACCTGTGAAACCTATTGATATACCGTTTGCGCGGATCTCTCCGGTTTCCTCAAATTCTCCGATGCTCATAATGTCAGCACCGCCAAGATAGGTTTCGCCGCCAATAGTCAGATCACCGTAACCTGTCCACACCCGCAAATTGCCATCATCAAAATCAAGATCAACAGCAAAAAACGGCCTGATAACATCAGCCGCTAGTGCCGTGTCAAAATTGCTGCCAAGTGATCGGGTCATAGTGTTTCAACCGCGCCGAATGCCATTGAATAAAAACCGGCGTTGTCTATGTTCCAATTTGTTGTCGGTGTTGACAACTGAAACAGACCTTTTGCGCCGGAAACAACGACCGTTGCACCATCTGCCGGTGACGACCTCAGATCTGGCCATATCTGCAAAGTGGCTTCACCGGATGCGTTGCTATCAACATCATCAAGCACTTTGTAAAGCTGTGATGACGCGCCGCTGCCAAGCTGTATGTAATCACCAGCCAGCAGATAGCCCGTGGCAGATGCTGGAAGCCCGTCTATAGCCAGTTCATCACCTGTCTGGCTTGCACCATTCACAACCGGCGTTCCAGCCGCTGACGCTGCACTGCCGCGCGGTGTGGCTGCGTTCGGATCGCCAAGCAAAAACGTGCCGACCTGCCCATACAGTTTCATAAAAAACGTGATCCATTGTTCGGCATCTTCGCGTTTCATTGGCGGCAAGGCAATGTCAGCTTCCCAGCGTTTGCCTTGATACTCAAATTTTTGCTGTGAAAACGTAAATGGTGACGTTGTAACGCCGACAACATTACGCGCCATCAGATTAACTGAAAAAACGCCTGTATGTGTCGGGAATGTTAGCGGGTAAGTGATGGCCATAATTAACCCCCGAACGCTGTGCTGAACGATCCGCCACGCCGCCGCGCATCCAAAACCGCACCTTTTGCAGCTTCTTTGATTTGCGGCAACATATTCGTCACCTCAGCGCGAACAGTTTGTGATACGCCTGTGGTCAAATTGATTGTTTGATGCACAGTGACACCGCCGCCGCCAAGTTGATCATTTGGCACTATACGGCCAGACTGGTTCGGGACAAAAAGTTCCCTTCCGGCTTCCCCGACCATATAAGGCGATCCTTTTGAAACACGCCCACCAGTGGCAAGGCCACGCGGTATATATGTGTTCGAGCCAGCACCAACTGT